TTTGCGTAGGGGCTTTCCCGCTATCACTACTAAAAAATTGGCTTGGAAAGCTGTAGTAGGTGAACTACTTTGGTTCATTGAAGGTTCTAGTGATGAGCGTAGGCTAGCAGAAATTACACATGGTACTAGAGATGGTGTTACTACAATTTGGACTCCCAATGCGCTTGCACCTTATTGGAAGCCTAAGGCTCACTATGATGGTGATTTAGGTAGGATTTACGGCGTACAGTGGCGTAGTTGGGGTCCTAGAATTGGGCCACACATTGACCAACTAAAAAACCTTATCGAAGGTATAAAAAAAGATCCTAATGGTCGTAGGCATATACTTACAGCTTGGAACCCAGGTGAGTTAGATCAAATGGCACTACCACCCTGTCACGTTATGTCTCAGTTCTATGTAAACAAAAATCGTGAATTGAGTTGCCATATGTACCAACGATCCGCGGATTTATTCTTAGGTCTGCCCTTTAATATAGCCAGCTATGCTCTCTTAACACATATGATCGCTCAAGTATGTGAGTTGAAAGTTGGCGAACTTATTATAAGCATGGGTGACGCTCATATCTACAAAGATCATATTGAACAAGTTAAAGAACAGCTAACTAGAGAACCATTACCAAGTCCTAGACTATATCTTAACTACGATAAAAAGACAATAGATGAATTTACAATGGCAGATATTGTGTTAGATGAGTATAAAAGTCATGGTGCTATTAGCGCAAGAATGGCTGTGTAAATGAATGTGAATGAAGGTAAGTATGTATCTACTCCAGTGCATTCTTTTAGAATGAGCGATGTAGAAGATTTTGAAATCTATGCTTATCAAATTATACAAGAGTGGAAAAATACTGAAGAAGGTCAATGGATAATGGAGAACGCAGTAGAACCTCCTCATTGGGAAAGTATTATTGACCATGAAACATATGGCTATAAATGCGTGATAGTAGCTAAGTTTTTAGAAGTAAATTATTTATATTGGAAGTTGAGATTTAGATGAAACACGCATTTATGATTACAAGCGCAATTAATGTCGATATGGGTATATTTAAACCAATAGATCGATTGGGGCAAACTTTAATGACAATAAAAAGCATTAAAGAAAAAGTACCTGACGCCAAAATAATACTTATTGAAAGTGCTCCTGTTCCACTAAGCGATAGACAAAATGATCTGTTATTAAACGCGGTCGACCTTCTAATAGACTGTACCGATGATGCTGAAGTTAAAGAAATATACGCAACTGAAGAATGGGCATTAGTTAAAAATTCTAAATTTCTTAGGCCAGATATAATTAAAAATCTAATAGAACCTATGTGTTTCTTAACCGCATTGAAAATGTGCGTAAAGGATAATGATTTTGATGGGATAGACAGAATACATAAACTATCTGGTAGATACATAATAAATGACAATTTTAAATTAAGTAGATATGAATTATTGCCCGATAGAATAATAATTGCGAATAAGAAAAGATCACATTTCCCGCTGTTTGTTAATGGAATAGATACACAATATATGTCTAGGTTATGGTCTTGGCCTACTAAAGAAACAGACACCGTTATTCATACATACACAGAAGGATTGGCTTTTATTAAAAAATGCATTTATAGTGGGCTAGCATATTGTGATATGGAACATATGCTTTATAAATTCTTACCCCCTGACCTAATCACAGAGTTTGCCAAGATAGGGGTAGAGGGAGGATTAGCTCCTAATGGATCAGTAGTAAGCGATTAAAACTATTTTACAGCTAAATAAGTGTATGTGGTTACTATCTTTTATAACAGAATGGATGACTCATGCAATTCTTGCTGTGGGTATACTGTTGGTTATAGCGGGATTCATATTAAATTTTATTCCCTTTGTAAAGCCCTATCAGTTAGCTTGCCAAGTTATAGGCATACTTATGCTTGGATTTGGTCTATACTCTGAGGGTAAGTTAGCAGAATCCGCAAATTGGGAAGCTAAAGTAAAAGACTTGGAAGTGAAATTAGCTGACGCAGAAGTTAGAGCAGCCAATGTTAATACTGAAATAGTAACGCAAACAGTAACAAAAAAACAAATTATAAAAGAAAAGGGTGAGGACGTAATAAAATATATAGATCGAGAAGTTGTAAAATACGATCATACTTGTCCTATTCCCCAATCTGTAATTAAAGCACACAATGCCGCCGCACAAAATAAAAAAGTAGATGAAGATGTTATCGTTACTCCAGATACTCCTATCACTACGCAAGATCATAACGCTGCTGCAAAGTCACCGATAAAACTAACCAAATGAAAAATATACTACTATTTTGTGCAGTTATATTACTTGCTGGATGTCAGACTATTCCTGTCACACTAAAATTCCCCGATGCACCTGCAATTTTAATGGATAAATGCCAACCACTAGAAACGCTTGATAAGCCCACAGTGTATCTAAGCGAATTGATGACTACAGTTACCAATAACTATACAAAATATCATATTTGCGCTAATCAAGTCGAATCTTGGCAAGACTGGTACAACAAACAAAAAGCAATATACGATAAGATAAACAAATAGAAACCAGATAAATAGATTATAATCTCGGGATTCTATATGGCACAAGAAATTATTAATATTGGCGGGCAAGCGAATGATGGTGAAGGTGACCCCCTACGCACGGCCTTTACTAAAGTAAATAACAACTTTACTCAGTTATTTGCTACTGCATATAATACTGCTGAAGTAATCACTTACGGGAATACTGCTCAAGAGATTTTTAGTATCCCTGCAAATGCTTTTACTCAAGGTACATTTCAAATTAACTCAGTTGCTGCTAATACATCAGATAGTCAAAACATCACTATAACTGCTGCTATTAAAGATGACCAAACAGGAGTAAAATATTCTGGCCACAGCACATTATTTAATGGTAACGCTATAACTCAATACAGCATGATAGTAGCAGATGGTAATGTAATGCTGTTAGTTCAGCCCTTTATAACAGGTCAAATGATCAACTTTATAAACTATCAAGTAACTTATAATAATGCAGTTCCTGGAATGAGTTTAGCACTAAATCAATCTCCTACAAATGTTCTAGGAACAGAATATCTACAACCTATTACTACTCAGCAGACATCATGAGAGCTAAAGAGTTTATAACTGAACAAAACAAGTTACCTGATCGAATTACTAATCCATTACCTGCTACTTGGGTAATACCAGAGTTACAAAATCAAAATGCATATTTACAATATAGATTTTCTGTGGCGTTGGCCGGTGCACGAGCGGCTCGCAACGGCGATATACCTAAAATAGATAAAGATACGGTTTGGGGAGAAAATCAAATCGTATCAGGCTACATGAATCCAGATATAGAAGAAGATATTGACTTTGCTTTAGGTGAAATGGGCCTTAAAGGTAAATTATTAGTCACTAGTAAAGAAAGTGAAGAAACAAGTGATACCGATATCCACAGTCCTTTAAATCCTTTTGCGGGATATAAAAGAAAATGAGAGCCAGTGAGTTTATAACTGAAGCTAAGATGGGTAAAATATCCAAACATCAACAACAACCTACCCGCGGGTTAAATATTTTTACAAAGAAAATGGATACTTATGATAAGCTATATGATTTAAATCGTTTAATGATGGCTGTCGCAAGTAGCGATGGTATAAACCCAATAGAAATGCCTGCTGAAAGTTGGGTAGGTAAACACAACACGGCACATGCTTACACTAAAGAAGAACAAGCTATGCTTAATATGGCATATAAAGCGGCTGGCTTAGAGTATATAGATTTAAATAATGGTAATTTAGATAGCGAAGAACTATCTGATACAAATACTCAAAGTGTAGTAAAACCATTTAAAGGCTACAAGAAAAAATAATATAGCAACAATCATTTAGAATAAGTAATCTTATATAACTTATAGGATATTCAGATGATTGATATTAACAACACCCTTGATTTAGTAAAGCTAAAGCTCTATAACGAATGGCTTTATACAGCACATATCTATGAAGAAGGTGATAGTCCCTTTCATAAGGATCTTACTTCACAAATCGTAAAACAATATATCGACCCAATTAATCTTAAAAAAGATGCTAAGATTTTAGACTTAGGCTGCGGCCCAGGTTATTTCTTAGATGAAATGAAAGCACGTGGATATACTGATTTAACTGGGGTCACGCTATCACCAGGCGATATCAAAATATGTGAAGATAAAGGACATACAGTTAAGCCATATGATTTAACCTTCTTACCACAAAAAGATGGCTATTATGATGAAAGCGTTGATTTTATCTTTCTACGTCACGC